GAAAGTCAGGGCTTTGTTTTATGTTTTACAACAGGTTACAAAAGAGGCTGCGCCTATTTTGACACAGCCTCGTCGCGCGCAAATTGTGGGCGGTGCAGCCGGTGGGTCCCGCAGTTTGCGCACATAAAGCACCTCGCCGCCGCGATGTTTCGGGTATGAAATCGGGTCCCGGAATATCGCGGTGGCAAAGAGGTGTAACACAACGTTTTAACCATACCGCTTCGGCGGTTCTACAAAAGTCCACGGATTTTTAGGAGGTTAAAAACGTTGCAAGCCTGAAAAACAGCGTTTTATCAGGCGTAAAGGGGGTTCGGGGGAATATTTTCCACCGAGGGTGCTTCGCACTATCCCCCCACGGCCTGTCGCTTTTTTCGGGTTGTTTCGGGATTTTCGGGCGGAATATGTAACCGCACCCACCGCCGCGCCCTGCGTAGGCGAAAGCGCGGTGATGTCGTTGACGCGATAATCAAAACGGACGCAGGTCGTTTTGAGGTCGCGGCAAATTCCTATCCTTACATCAGCCGACGGGCGGTGATGTCCCGATGATGAAGCCGGGTTGTGGATTGGCATTAAAATCAGGGTGGAACGTAGCACGGGAGGCACGGGGCATACACCGTGAGCGCAGGGAGCGGTGTTGCCGTGGTATGAGTTGCCGTGCCACATTCCTTGTTTATCGCGGCCAATACACTCTCGGCGAAATCATTTGCAAATCTGGGAAGCACGTCGGGGTGATGTGTCGGCAAACGCGGTGTGTGTCGGCGTGGCGCGCAGCGGAGGTGGCCGGGGCAACAGGGCGGTGATGACAGGCGGAGCAATGCAGCCCAACCGAAAAGCTCGGCCATAAGAGCCTCTGTGAAACAGTGGGTTGTTGGGCGATAAAGGTTTTCGATTGATGCGTAATGGCCGCTCGGCCTTTCATCAGCGACCGCCACGGCAGCCGGAGCGTAGCTGTGCGCCGACGCGCCGCGTTTGGGGCGTGGGGAGGGGCTTGTGTCGGTATGCCGTTATGTCGATGTGTGGTTGCCGATGCCGCAGGGCGTGTGTCGTGGGTGTGCGCCCCCGGCAGACGGTCTTTCGTAATGCAGCGGCGGTGGGGGGCGGCTTTGCAATGCAGTGGAAGGCACCCCCCACCGCAGGGAGTTGGCTCTAATGACCGCAGGGCGTTTGTGCCATTGGGGTGCCTCCACGTCCGCACTGCCAAGCCATGCCCGGCAACGCGGCGGAGTGCAGTCAGAACGGCGAAAGGGGGCTGTCGGCCACGGTGCGCCCGGAGGTTTCGGCAAGTCAAGTCGTTGTGTCGGCGTGGTGGTTGTCCGCGAGGGTGGCCGATGTTCCTCTGTCGGGCGTTGTGCGGTGGTGGATCAGGGCGTGGGCGCGAGGGTGTGAGCGGAGGTGGCGCGGCGACAGTGAGCGCGGCAAGGTTCGGAGTGTTTGAACACCGCCGCCGGGTGTCGGTCTGAACTGTGTTCAAGGCTCTCTCTCAAAAGCCGGAGTGAAGCCTGGGCGCAACGTGGCGTTTGTGGAGCGACAGACGCCGGAGCATTTTGCGGAGGTGTCGGAGCGGAACAATTTGAGAGTATGCCGGGACCAACACCCGACGGCAGAGGGCAACAAGCGCAGTGCGGAACTCGGAGCCGCCGCCAAGTGAGCCGCCGCGCGCCGGAGCGATTGCGTCAAAGCGGCCTGTGCCTGTAAGCCGCCGCCTCACAACGCTATGGGTGGGTTCGGGGATAATGCAAACGGCTACCCTCACGGGCAACAAGGCGTGTATATAACGAAAAATACAAATTAAGAAATTTAGTTGGGAAATCTATTTACAATATATTTTCCAAGTAAGCCTATTATACACGCAATTATCAAATAGGCAGGCGTAGCCATACCAATGAATATTATGCCTGTCCATGCAATTACGAATGAAATATCTCCATTAAGGTTATTGGATAGTAAGAATAGAAAAACAGCAGTAATCAATATTGCCAATAAAAACAATAACGATAGTGAATACCACGATTTGCCTCCCCATAATTTCCAGACAGGTAATAGGATAATAGCAAAAGCGATTATGGATACGATAGAAAAAAACAGACCATCAAACGCCCCCATTGGTTCGGAATCTATAAATCCTGTAACCGTCCAATAAATAGTCATAATTATTGCAGTAACAAAAGCTACCACAAATTGAAATAATAGAAAAGCTTTTGTTCGTATCTTCATTTGGTAAAGTTACGAAAAATAAGCGACATATCCATCACGGACTTGTCGCTCGAAATCTGCTTATGAAAAAACTTATATCTCGGTGTGGCGTTTGTGGCGGCGGAGGTAGAGGGCGATGCCCGACACAATCAGAATGATGGCGGCGAGGGTGAGGATTATCCGGGTGGTGTCGGGCGGCTCGGCTACGGAGGTGGTTGCTGTGTGCTCGGCTCTCGATGTGGCGGAGGCGTGGCGGTAGGCCACGGTGTCAAGTCGGTTATATCCGGCTATGGCGTTGCGTGTCTGTCTGCGGCGGTCGGCAATCTTGCCGCCGACGGCGCGGATTCTGACGGTTTCGTCGGGCGAAGCTGCCGATAGTGCTGCGTCGGCGGCGTGTCGCTCTATTGTTATATCCAGCGTGTCGAAGTCGAAGTTGATGCGGCGCATGGCGGTGTCGATGCGGAGGAAGTAGCCGGAGGCGAGAGAGGTGGCCACGCTGTCGGTGTCGGCGCGGTTCTCGGCGGCGATTTCTTTCTTTGCCCGGCATGATGCGCAAAGTGCGGTGAGCAGCAGGATTATATAGAGTTTATGGTTCATAGTTCATGGGGTTATGAATCGGATATGTCTTTATATTCGGCGGTTGCGTCAAAGGAGGGGCAGGCTTTGGGTGCAAAATCCCGGTGTCCGTATATCCGTGCGCCGGGGTATCGCTCTTTCAGTTTCTTCAGGAGTTGGCGCAGGGCTGTTTTCTGTATGGGGGTGCGCGTGTCTTTGGGTTCGGGCTGTCCGTCGGGTAGCCGCCTGTGGGCGTCGCAGCCGCCAACATAGCACACGCCTATGGAGTGGGCGTTGTGGCCGGAGCAATGAGCGCCGATCTGTTCGACTGGGCGGCCATTGTGTACGGTGCCGTCGAGATATACGATGTAGTGATAGCCTATGTCGCGCCAGCCGTTGCCTTTGGGTTTCGGCGCGGTGTGCCACTGTCGGATTTGCTGCACGGTGAAGGGCTTTCCCTCCGGGGTGGCCGTGCAATGCACGATAATCTTGTCTATGCTTCGCATAAGGTTATGAGGTTTATAAGGTTATTATGGTTATGGGGTTATGTCTTCGTCGCGGTCTTTTGGCCGTGCGTATTTGTAATGATAGTCGATGCCGAATAGTGCCCCGGCGAAGGTGAGGATTTCGCCGAAGGCTATCAGCACGGAGTTGTGTATCTCGCCCGGTGGCGGCAGAATAAACCCTGCCACAAGCAGTCCGCAGCCGAGGGCGATAAGGGCAATGGCGGCGAATATCTGTATAGTGGGCTTGTGTTTGCGGAGGTTCATAATTTGTGGCGTAATTATTTGGTTATGTGAGGGATTATATCTAAATTTGTATTCGTAGATGAAACCATACTAAAAATGACCCGGACACCTCTGACGCAAGTGAAGCCATGCTAAAAATGAACTGGATACCTCTGCGTATGGCGGATAGCATTTCCCATAGGGGCTAACACGCCGGAGTTGCTTTGATAGCATTACCGGGTGGTCTTGTACCACAAGGGCTATCTCGGCTCGTATAAAAGATAGCATACCCTTGCGGCTCGCCCGTGAGGGCTTTCTTTTTATGTGCTGAAAGTCCATCGCTGTGTTCCGGGGTCGTATATAATTGTGAATGTGGCGAGAGAACTTGTAAGGTTCGCCGGAGTTATGGCGGCGGTGCTGGGATATATAGGCTTGGCAAATCCTATTCCGAAGGTAAGGCGTATCATGCGCTGTTTCTTCGGGTTCTTCGGATCGGTGAGCGACACGGAGCTACGACCGAGGCCGAAGCGGATATTGCCGTGGGTGTCGGTGTGTCGGGATACGAGTGTCGCGGGGTCGGCAGACCAGCCGATGGCTTTTGTGCTCATACAGTTGTGTGGGTTGGTTGAAAACTCCACCTGAGTGCCGTTGAGCCTGACGGTATAAATGGAGCCGAACAGCCCCCAGCCTTTCTTTACGGGGCAGTATGACTTGGCGGCGCGTTGCTCGGCGGTGGCGAACTTGTTCCTGTATGGGTTGCGTTTTCTGACGCGCCGAAAGAGGTACGGCACATATCCGGCGGCGGTGAGGTTCTGCGCGCCGAGCAGCCGCAGGGTGCCGTTGATAATTTGGCAAGAAATCTGCGAGGATTTATAGAGGTTGTCGGCGGTGCCGACGCCGAGCAAGGAGTTAATGGTCTGTATCTGTTTCTTGATGTCGGCCACGTCACGCCGCGCGGCGTTGAGGTCTGTAACCTGTTGTGCGCGCATGGCACCGGCCCGCTCGGTGGTGGCCTGTTGTATCTGAATCGGCGTGAGGTCGGACTGCGCGCCGGTGTATAGGTTGACGCTCCGGGCGGCGAGGTAGACGTGGTTGCGGTCGGCGTTGCCCTGCGAAAGCGCGGTGAGCGCGGGCGCGGCGGTTTTCAGAGCCTCGTGCCACTTGTTGATGATGTCGAGGTTGGCCTGTGTTCCGGCGGTGGCGAGTATGTCGACGATTTTCTGGAGAATAGAGCCGACGGTTTCGGGCGAAATTGAGTTAGCCGCCGTGGTGTTGCGGAACTGGGTAATGAGGTCGGTAAGAGTGCCGGTGTCTATCATTTTTGCGGTCTGTTAAGTATGCCGCAAAAATAAGGAGGCGGTGCCTCCGGGGAAAAGACACAAATTTTCAGCTGAGTGCGGTGTATGTCGCCGAAAATTAGTAACTTTGCTTATGGCATACAGCCATATGGAATTAATGTCAAAAATCATCGTTCAAAATACACCAATCACTGTTCTCTCGGTAGAGGAACAGGATTATATCTCTCTCACAGATATGGCGACAGCCAAAGAAGGGGATAATCGCTCTGCCGATATAATCAAAAACTGGTTACGGAACCGATACACTATTGAATTTCTCGGAACTTGGGAGGTTATACATAATCCTAATTTCAAAGTGGTCGAATTTGACCACTTTAGAATGAGCGCAGGTTTGCCGTCGTTTGTGTTGAGCGCATCGGAATGGATAGAGCGCACGAATGCAGTAGGCATAATCGTGAAGAAAGGCCGTTATGGAGGCACATACGCCCACAAGGATATAGCCTTTGAATTTGGGTCTGCCATAAGTGTGCCGTTCAAACTTTATCTTATAGAGGAATTTCAGCGGCTAAAGACGGAGGAACAGCGGTTGTTAGGTTGGTCGGCAAAGCGCGAGCTATCGAAAATCAACTACCACATACACACCGACGCCATAAAACAGAACCTTATCCCCGCGGAGGTTACTCCGGCACAAGCGAGCATGATTTACGCCAACGAAGCCGATGTGCTAAACGTTGCGATGTTCGGTGTAACGGCAAAGCAATGGCGCGAGGCTCACCCCGATCTGAAAGGCAACATACGCGATTACGCCACAATCAACGAGCTTATCTGCCTGTCGAATATGGAAAACCTCAATGCGGTTTTCATCGAGCAAGGCATGACGCAGAGCGAGCGACTTGTGAAGCTGAACCAAATCGCTATCCATCAGATGAGTGTGTTGGAAAGTGGCGATAACGATAGAAAACTACTGAAATAAGTAATACTATATCCCTTGAAAACAAATAGTCGAGTATTAATTTACGCAATTTACGCAGTCGCAATAGCTTTTATTGCGATTTTTATGGGTTGCGGCAATAAAAGCACAAATACAATTACTGAAGATAAAATAGAGGTTGTAGTTTCACCGCATATCAAACCTGTTTTTTCGGTAGAAAGAATCAGCAAGGAAGAATATATGTTGGCTGAAAGCACGTCTGCGGATTATAATATTTATCCGCAACGGATAGATTCTATCGTCCATTCTGAGATAATCAATAAGGTTTTTCAGGACGCAAGAGAGCGGATAACGAGGGTGGATTCGTTAAGACGATGTGCGATATATGAAGCCATGACAGATGAAGAATTATATTGTGTCAATAATCTATTGTATCTGCCGGAGTGGAATATGCTTGGAATCAGAATCCCATTGGATTATCATAACGACACACTTTGGTGGTACGATTCTAATAACGGTGAATCAATAATCGGCACTCTTTTCAGCCCCACCTCCATCAATACGAATGGCATCTATGTCTGCCAGTCGCTCGGTGATTGTGATATTACATTAGATTTGCATTTCTTTGAGAAGCAAGGAAATCGAATATATGAGCTACAAGCGTATAAAAATAATAATTTCAGTGGCGAACATTGTTTGTTTGTGCCGGAAGGCGAAAATTATAAACCTATCTTTTGGCAAGAAGATAATATTCTCTACTTGCGTTCCTATGACATCGTTAAAAACGAAGATATATATTTGAAAATTTCGTTGAAATGAAGAAGTGGCAGAAGATATTGGGTTGCGTTGTGTTTAGTGGCATGGCGATTTATGAAATATTGATATGGATAAATGCCTATGTTGATTTGAAGTATATTATCGAGCCAAACAGCACAAATTTCTTAATAGAATGTGTCGAGTTGAGATTTGACGCTTTTTCAATATCTATGTGGGTAAATTATCTGTTGGCCTTAATCCTATTTATCTGCCTATGGAAGAAAGGGGGAAAGAAATGTGGCTGAAAGATAAACGGTTTTGGATATTTGAAGGATTTACAATATTATATACAATCCTATTGTGTTTTTTGGGGCAGCTTATATGGAACAAGACTACGACATCAATAGAAGATGTTCTATTGCTTGTGGGGATATGCGCCGGAAGCGGATTTATAACGTATATTTTGGCAAGTAAAAAACATTGGTTTTTATTCGGCCTTATTTATGAGGGCGTATTTCTATCGATAATCTCATGTATAATTTTGACAGATGCAATTATCAATCATCGCACTGTGTTTAACGATTTATGGCTTGATGTGGGAATTTACTTTGTGTATATTATTACTATTGGCGCATTTACAATAATCCCTACTCTTATTCTTGCTTTCATAGGATATAAACTATTTCAGCAACGACTGGCGGAATGAGCGGTCGTTGAGGGCGTCGGCAACTATGCCGGTGAAGTCGCGGCCGAGGTTGTCGGCGAAGAACTCTTTCAGATTCATTACGGAGGCGTAGTATTTGGTGGAAAACCATTTGCGGCGTTGGCGCACTTTGTCGCGCCCTATATCGCCGGAGTTGCCTCGCGGAACCTCGCGGCCTGTGCCGTAGTCCTGGAATATGCCGTAGGTGTTGAAGCGTTGCGAGAGTGTTACGGAGGTTACTTTGCTGTTGGCGGTCATGCCGACAGCAAGCGTGGAGCGGTACAGCGCGCCGGTGTCGATAACTTTCAGCAGGGCTATGCGCTCGCGCCATATCTTTATCATCGTGGAGTTGAAGGCCGTAACATATCGGCGGCGTTCTTCTTCGGGGGTTAAGGTAGCCATAGGTCGGGATTGTATCGTAAATCGGTGAAGGTGTCTATCGCTATCTGAAAGTAGGCGCAGGCTGCGCCGGAGAAGAAGTATCGCTCTATCTCGGTGAAGGATATTTGCGGGTCGAGGTATATGCGGTTTTCCTCCAGTCGGGTTTTCTCCTGAAGAAGCACCGACATATATTGCCGGAAAAGTTCGCGGAGGGTGTCGAAGCACCCCTGCCGCGCGTCCATATCGTCGAGGGCGTGGCGCATGGCGAGAAACACGGTCTTAATGCGGCGTGTCCGTGGGGTGTTGTTCATATCCATAAAGCCCTCGGAGGTGTCGCTGACGGCCACGACAGCCGGTGCGGATTGGAGGTTGTGCAATGCTTCCTCGAAGCCCTCCAGTCCGCTTACACGGCAGAAAACGAAGTTTTCGCGCCGTGCGAGGCGGTTGCGGTCGGTCAAACGCCCGAAGAAGGCGGTAGCGTTCCATGAGAAGGTCGAGAGTTCAGGGTCGGGGGTGGAGGTGTTCATTTCTTCGGGAATTTGGCGTTAAACTCTTTGTATTCTTTTGCTTGCGCGTCCAGTTCGGTGAGCGCGCGGTGGGTGTCGAGGGCGAGGATTTCGCGCTCTTTGGTAATATCTCCTTTGGTGAGTGCGCGAATCATGGCGTTTACGGCCTGTTGGATTTGTGCGCCGGAGGGCAGACGGCTGCCTCCAAGCAGGTTGTCGGGCTGCGAGGCGGTCTGAAAGAAGTGGGGATAGAGCCGTGCGAAAAGGTCTTTTACGGAGGCAAACCAGTAGAATACGCTCACTCTATGAGCAGGTGAAAGGTTATGGGGTGAGAGGTTATGGTTATAGAGTATGCTTGCGAGTTGGTCGAGCAGATCATCACGCCGGGTTGCGAGATAACCTTGATAGAGGTTGTCGCAGATGATGAATTTCTCAAAGGCCACTTCGGAGAAGTCGGGTGCAAACGGGCGGTAACACCCGATGCGCGAGATACAGACCGGCAGCGGCGGTATGGTGTCGAGCCAGTCGAGCGCCGAGAGGCATTCGGCGATTTGGAGGGCGGAGAGGCGGAAAGTGCGTTTGCCGAGGCGACAGATATAATCGGCTTGCCGCTCTACCCCAGCAGAGAACTCGGCATTGTGGCGGTGTCTGACCGACAGACCCGCCCACCGGCACAGGCACAGTGTCTTAATCTCGTCGGAGGTATAATTACGGGCTATAAGCTCAAAAGCGTAACGGAGTTGCGCGTCGGAAAGCTCGTGCCAGCCCAGCGGCACGGTGAGGTCGATATGTAAAACGGGCGATTCCATACCGCGAAAGTATGGTGTCGCCCGTTATGACGAAAAGACGGGGATTTATTTAGGCCAAAATAAACGCTGAATAGTAGGCAAATTAAAGTATTGAATTAACGTATTTCAAGATAAATGAATAGCCATCTATTTCCTCATCTCCAATCCATGTAGACATTCCGCTACGTCTATTATTATTTTGAGCTTCTTGAATAAGCTCTACAACTTTGTGCTCTTTATGATTATGCAGTAGAGCCATAAGATAAGTTAATGAAACATCACCTCGCATATTCGTAGCCTGGGGCATATATCGGTCTGCCGATGGATTTTGAGAAATGAAATCTGCTATTTCTGCTTCGATTTTGTTAAAAACTGATGTCCAAACTTTCTCAAAGTCTTGTTCGGTATAATTTTTCCAATTATCAACAAATGTTTGGTATTCTCCAATAAGTTCACCAGATAAAGCAAACGCTCCATTGCCACGCAAACTTAAAGGTTTTTTATTTTCCGGCATTTGGAAAATATCCCACCACAAATCGTCTGCATATAGAGGTTTAACTTTCAAATCTACACTTGTATCTACAAGATGAAGTATATAGAAAAAGTAGCCGTTGACTATTTTATAGCTAACGTACCCACTTTTCTTATAGCCGAAATGATTTCCAACTATCTTGCGGTAGTTGTTAATACCTTTTTCAAATTCCTTTTTTGTCATATCGCAAAATTACTTAAAATCGGGCAGAAAAGCAATGAAAAGCCCCACCGATTGCTCGGTGAGGCCGGAGGCGGCGGCTGTCGTGTTCAGTCGTCGCCGTGGAGGTTGATGCTTGCGAGGTATTCGGAGCAGTCGGCGAAGCGGTCGAGTGCGATTTGCAGCGCGGCGGTGCGTGTGGCGGCGAAGATGTTAGACAACAGACAGGTCGAGAAGTCGGTGAAGTGAACGTAGACGAAGAAGCGTTTAAGCCCTTCGGGGCATACTGCCGAATAGTCGGTGAGGTTGGCGAAGCTGTCCTGTGCGATGCGTTTGTCCGATGTAATCATAATGCAATGTTTTAAGGGTTTATGTGCCGTGGCACGTTAGATTTTATGTGCATACGGGTGCAAGCGTCAAGCGGTTGGCGGTGCAAGGGTGATTACCGTATTTCATTATGAAATCGGGGGAACGCGGAGCGCACACCTGCCCTTGCATAAACCGCGGCTTGCTAACTTTGCACAGGAAAATCAGTGCCCCGTGCCGTAATGCCGCATTGCATAGCGTCGGGCAAGCGGTGTCGGCCAGGCTCGCGGCATCACCGGCGGCGGTATGATCAGAACCAATAGCCTTTTGCTTCTTTGGCGTTGCGGAACACAGGGGGAGAGAACAGCCGGGCGGTGTCGGAGCGGTGCCATTCGGGGAAGGTGTCGGGGCGTTTGCGGATATACTCGACAATATCGCGGAGGCTTTCATCGCGCGGCGGTCGGTCGCAAACGATGTCGGCGGCGTGTCCGCGGAGAGCTTCGGCCAGTCGAGCGTCGAGGGTTGATAGTTGGGAGGGATTTGATATGCCGAGGGTTTCATCACGGAGCCGCTGCATGAGTTCGTGGGAAATATAACGGGCGGCAAGTGTCGCCTCGGCATTTATAATCTTCGGGCGCAGTTCGAGGTATTTATCCCACAATGTAGAATGTGGAGCGCGAGCCGGAGAAAGTGATATGATATGCTTCGGCAGAAAGAGCGTGGCGCGGAAGAAGTCGCACGGGGGCGTGTCGCGCCATTCGGGAGAGGCGGCAAGCATCGGCATGAGGGCGTTGATGGCCGTGTCGCACTGGGAGCGATGGGCGGCGATAAGCCGGTCTACCCTGTCGCGCGATGCCGGGGCGAGGTTTTGGTTACTCACCACGGCAAAGCCGTTGACGGTCTGCACGAGGTCGATCGACGGTATGGCGTCGGCGAGTGCGCGGTGCGCGGCGACGGCGGCAAGCGCAGTGAGCAATGGGGCGTGAGGATTGGCGGCGAGTGTCGCGTTAATGACGGATTCGGGGCAGAAAGTGTCGAAAATCCATTGCTCGGCGGTGTCGAGCCAATGGGCGATTTTGTCGTATAGTGTCTGTTCGCCCTTAACGGCGCATACTTGCTGTGGCACGAAGCGGCGCAGGTCGGTGTCGTTATTTATCAGTCTTGCCATCGGTAGTAACGGTTTTGGCGTCGCGGTTTTCGTCGAGCGTGGTTAATTGGATAAATGGGATAAGGGGTTTCACGCCTTTCCAGCCGTTGAAGCGGATTATGATGCGGTGAACGGCGAAAAGTAGGTCGTGGTACGGTTTCTGAAGGGCCTGGGCGATGGTGTAAAGCTCCCGTTTGTCGGAGCCTGAGTTATTTGTCTGCGCCTTGCCGGGCACGGAGCCTACGAGGTTGGAGTGTACGCGCAGGGTGAAGCATATCATATTGACGGCCTCCTGTATGTCGCTCTCCCAGTCCCCGCCCTCCTTGTCGGAATCGATCTTGTTGATTACGACGTCGTGCTGCTCGTCGCCGTTGGGGTTGACGTAAAAGGTGGAGAACCACACCTTGCCGGAGTTTTCGGCGCCGGTTAGGAAGTCGAGGATACGCTGTTTTTCCTCGATGATGCGAGTCTGTTGTTTTGCGCGGTCGGTTATGCCCTCGGATTTGAAAATGGAATCCCAGTATTTCTGCGACACTTCGATGTGGTATTTGAGCGGCGCGGAGTTGCGGAGCTTCGCTTCTTTGGCGAGGCCGATAAGCTGCTTGATGTTGTACCACTTTCCCCGGAACAGTGCGCCATAATACGGTATGGGGTAATAGGTGCTGTCGGGGGTTGGTACGCGGCAGACGATGGCGAATTTGCGGCAGGTGTCGCCGCGTTTCAGTCGGTCGCGGAGGTCGGCGAAAGGCGAGGCGGCATCAAGCATTTCGATAATCTCGCAGTCGTCGATGGTGGCGAACTTACGCCAGTTGGCGAAATAAAGGCGAGGTATTCGTCCGTTGGTGTCCGCTGGAGCGAAGCGGCAGTAACAGGCTTCCTTGCGGATAATGCGCACTATCTTTGTCGCCTCGGAGTTGAGTATGATGACCGACACGGCGAAGGCAAAGTGCTTCAAATCCTGACACACGCCGAGGAAATAGGAAGGAAGGTCGTTGTCGAGGGTGAAATCCTCGACGGCATCGGCGACAGGTGCGGAGGCTTGGGCGGTGTCGTAGACGAGGCCGGAGCCGTAGCAGACCTCGGCATTGAACATCTGACAGGTTGCGAGGGTTTCGTCCGATTCTATCAGGTCGATAATGTCGAAGGGCATTTGATTGGTGGCACCCCAGGGCATATATGCGTGGGTGTCGGAGAGGGTTGTCGGCGTAATCTCTCCGTCCTCCTTGAACACGGGCTTGGGGTCGGTGAATGCCACCGACGCGCGGGCGTTGGGTAGGATTTCAACTGAACTAAAAATAAGCTGCTCCATAATCTTGTGGGTTGTGGTGCCACAAAATTATGGAGCGAGTATGCGGGGCGAAAAGACGCGGCTATTCGTCCATTATAACCACTTCTTCTATTTCAGGCTCAATATCCCGGAGAAAGAGTTTGTTTATTAAGGGAACAGACATTGATGTTGCCTCTATTGCACCTCCTTCGATAACATTGTTTAATGTTGGTGCCATAATAAAATCCTCGTTGATTTCGGTAGCAATAGCCTTAAATAGATTCCGCTGGGTGAAGTCTTTGAAAGCCTTTGTAATTTCCGTAGGCTCTCCATTGTCAAGCCGAAAACCTACAACAGGGATATTACCATAGAGGGGTTCGATATGTATTGATGCCTCGGCAACATTGGCCAGAAATGTTTCAGTGGTATCCTTAATGCCGAATACAATAGTATCATCATCGTTCTGTAATCCTAAAAACCATTCATATGGGCTTGGCAGAGGTGTCTGATGCAGATATTCACCGACCTTTACTATTTACTCCATAGTGCAGTTGCTTTGTTCATAAAGCAACGAATTAGCTGTCAACTGAAAATTTTCGGATTCATTGATTAGACGCACGGCATTGAACATCGGCTCTAATAACTCCATTGTCGCACTCCCTTGACTAACGATTGGAGTAAAAGCAACCGACCAATGCACCGCATATTTGGTGTCTAAATCAACTTGCAAAGTATCGGGTAAGTCTGTGAAATGTATTTTGGCCTGCAAAGGCGCAAACGCAAATAAAACCAATAGTAAAGTAACGAGTTTCTTCATAATCGGAAAGAGTTTGAGTTATTTGGAGAGAAAGACGCTTACTATTCAGTAGTTAACAAGCTCTATTCCACCAAATACTGCGGCAAGGGCAAAAATCCATGAAAGGATTGAGGGGCAAATAGAAATATATGATGGTGCTTTACCGTATAATTTCATAGAGCTAACAAAGCCTAAAATGAACCATAACGCATAAGTATTTATAAGAAGCCAAGCAATAGGAACCAAATTATCATGTTTTACCTTATCCATAAATAATGAACCGAAAAACACGATAGGGGCAGCTATTATAGGAGTGGCAAAGATGTATGTAGTCCAAAAATACCATCTGGCTACCTTATATCTTTTCGACATGCGATTGCCGAGAAAATATATACCAACTATCGGCCCAACAATAAGTAGAGCAATGATGGTAAATTGGTATATATTAACAACTATGTCTTTGAGAGAGAATGTTTCCATACGCAAAGCTACACAAAATCGGCGAGATACGGGGGCTGATTAGAGGAAAACTTCGAGGCCGTTAATGCGAAAAATACAGACGTGTCGGATTTTTCTGATCTGGCCGGAGGCCAGGAGCTTGAAGTTTTGGGTGCCGGAGTATCTTGCGGCGGCTTTATTGGGGAGTGCGATGCAGTTGTGCAGATGCACGATTTCGCCGTTTCGTTTCCAAAAGGAAATATCCACGGGGTCGCCGCTGTGCAGCATCGTGAGTGCCGTAGTGTAATGGATTGCGTGTGCCATCAGTTGAAAGGATTTTTGTAGGTGTCGTTATGTATTCGGTCGGAGTATCGGAAGCCGCTGTCGGGGCGCACGGAGGTGCGGCGGTAGGTGAATTTAACTTTGTTGAGTTCATCGTCGCCGTCCTGAACCTCACTGGTGCTGTCGGTGATAAGCACCGGGGGAAAGGTTTCGTTAAAGAAATCATCGTCGTTATACGGGCGGTCGACAATGCGCACGTCGCGCGAGGCGAAAAGCTGCGTAAGCCATCGGGCGGTATCGAAAGAAAGGTTGTCGGCCTGAAAGTCGAAGGATTGCTCAACGGATTGGTCGTAAAGACGGAGAGTGTCGGCGCAGACGGCCTCGGAGCGTTTCACTTTGGTTTTGGCGGTGGTGTCGCCGGTTAGTTCGGCCAGTTCGGGGCAGTTGAACATATTGGTGAACCAGAGCCGGAGGTCGGGGGTGGTGTCGGAGAAGTAGACGGTAAGGGAGCGTCGGCCTATGTCGACGGTTACGCCGAGGATTTCATAGGGTGTGGCGTTAAAGTATTTGGCGGTCTTCTCGTAGAGTGCGGCACAGCTTACGGTGAGCATGGCGAGGCGGTATTTGTCGCCGTAGCCGGTATATCCATCGGGAGAGAATATGACGCGGATAAGGCCGGTGTCGCATCGGCGAGTGATGATGTGGTATGCAATCAGTTCCTGGTCTTCATATTTGAGAGGCGGCACGACGTAAAATAGCGGCACAGGAATATCGGGCGTGGCGGTGATGATGCGGCGCGAGGTTAGGAACTGCTGCCATATCACGGCTCCGGGCTGCAGGTCGGTGTGGCGGTCGCAGTAGAGGATAGAGAAAGTACGGGAGGCGGAAGTGGCGTCGGCGGCTCGTGCCGTTAGCCGGAATGTAGCGAGGGGCTGCTCACGGAGCGACATTTCGGTTTCGATGAGGGAAGCGAAATCGTGGAGGGTAACGATGCCGCCGTATGGGTAGTAGGTTTCGGAGAAAACAGGGCTTTCGACGGTGCCGGAGAGTATAAAGAGCGATATATCCACGGAGGCAGCGGAGGTATTCACGGTTATGCGCTCTACGGCGGAGGAAAAAGCGAAGTCGCCGAAGTTGAGTTGTATCGATGTTGCCATGCCGCAAAGGTATTGCTCCCCGGCTGCCGGGCAAAAGACAGCCGAGGGCGGCGCGGTCAGGGGATTGCGATTTATCGGGATTATAAAAATGAGTGGGGAGAGAGGGCAAAGCCGAGGGCGTTAACCCTCGGCTGCGGCAAGCTGCTTAAGCTCGTTGAAATGCTGCTCGGATATTGATGCGCCGAGTTCGCGCTTTTTCCAGAGCATGAAGCGCATTGCCGATTGAGGGGTGCGGCAGTTGCAGCCTATGTTTTCGTCGGGCATCACGCCGAGAAGGTAGACGTAAAATCCGTTGTTGCGCGAGCGTTTGAACACCAGGAGCTTGCTCTTTTGAGCGGTGGCCTCGGCTGCGGCTTCGGGCTTCTGTTCGGGGGCGACGGGGGCTGTGGCCTCTTTATTGGCTGCGCTCTTGCGTGTGCGCTTCTTTGTCTTGGCGGTCGATGTGGCATTGGCGGTTGCTGCTGTCGTGGTGGTGGCTGTAGTTTTCATTTCTTTGAATTTTAGAGGGTTTGTTACTTGCCCCTAAGGGCTTATTGAATTTTTACGTTGCAATATCAGGGAGCGTTCAGAAAGCGGCGAAGCAAAAATTTCCAGTAAAATTTCAGCTGGAGGCCGCAGATAAAAATGAAGCTGCAACGTAGCGAAGCGAGATTTTTATTGAAATTTTGCGCAGAAATCATCGCCTGTTTTGCGGCGGTGCGGTGAACCCTACCTTTGCGACAGGAAAAAACACTATGCCCTGACGGATCAGGAAAGTTACAGCCGTCTAAAACCCGGAGGGAGAAAACTTGCCTCCGCCACTGCGCAAGCGCGCTGCCTCCCCGACCGATATAAACAAGCACCCGGCAAGGGCGTTTCCGATGAGTGGCAAGCCCCCCGGCTACGGCAGCCCGGAACGCAACGGCGCGGTCGCCCGGCGGTGCCGAAGCGGAGTGTTCAGACCTTTGCCAATAACACCGATGTTAATGTGTCTTTACGGCGTGGTGTCCGTTGAGGATATGGCCGCTGCCTCGCCCCAGGCTGTGCGCCTCGTGTCTGTCGGGAAAAAGCGTGTGCCCGGCAACCGATTTCCACCGTGCGGCATCGACGGGTATAAGCAGCTTGCCGCCGAGGGTCGGTTTCGGCGCGCCTCTCTCCCCACGGTGTCGGAAGTTAAGAGTTGAGAAAGTTTTCACCGGCATAATCCGGCGGAGTATGGAAAGATGCAATAGTTGGCGCGGAGCGTGTCGGAGCGGCAATAGGTAAACCGTGGCGGATTGTGTCGGCAAAAGGAGCGTGGGGAAAGGCTCGCCGGTGGTGGCGAGCCTCACTTTGGAGGTCGTGATGTTTTATGCAACTTCGTAAACCATCGTGTAGTCGGCGTTGCCTACCATATCGGCTGCGCGGTCGGAGGCTTCTTCTTCGTTGCGGGCTTCCACATATACCGTCTGGCTGTCGCCGTCGAAGGTGATTACTTCCACTTGGTATTCTTTCATGCGGTTGGAGCGAGAGGTGGTGCTTGCTGCGAAATTCATTATATGTGTCATTGCCGTAAGATTTTGATTGTTATTACTGTGCGCCGGGGCGCGTTTGATTTTTACGCGCAATAAGGAGGGAAGTAGAAAGAGCGCAAGCGCAAAAATTTCAAGCAAAATTTTACCCCAGCCGGGGCGTAGCAAATACTACCCCTGCAAGGGCGTGGAGATTTGTAAAAATTTGAGTAGAAATTGGAGCCTGTTTTGCGATAGCTCGGTACGACCTAACTTTGCAAAGTGAAATATCAGATGCGTACTCGTGCGTGTTTACAAGTAATATCAGTTAAAATCAGGTCTGCAAGAACGGAAATGGCGCGATATAATGCGCGGTAAGCACTGCCTCCCGACCGTATGAAAACCTATATGTTTATGTTTAAGGATACGCTTTAGCGCTTCCTGTGGAAGAATCGCCCGACGGCAACGGCCATATTCCTTGATGAAGCCCGTAACGCCGAAGCAGCCTCACTCCTTGATTCAACAGCCGATATGAGAGGCCACGGAGATACACACCGCTTTACCCCCGGCATAAACCGGCCTCCAAAGGGAACAGATAATAACGGCACAGCCTTATCCACGCGACAACGCCGACACTCGCCGCCGCTGCCGCTTGAAAACGACAAGAGCCACCCCGAAAAATGGCTCACGCGATAGGGATTAAAGCCTTTCAGTCGAGATATAAGCTCGATGGCATAGCCACGCAAGCCCGACGACGAAGTAGCATCGCCATAATTAAAAATTGTATCAACAAATTTAGCTGCAAAAACTTAAAGTAATCCGTTAATCTAATCAACTATTTCAGAAAGTTTTGTTTTGAATTCTTGGAGTTCTCCTAATGCGGAAAATTTATATCTCACCTCGTGGGCTTTAGAGAAAAATATATACGATGGCAAAACTTCTAAATCATAGTGAGATAGCATACTATAAAAATCATCTTCACTGACTCGTATATGAGTGCCGCCGAACTTACTGGCTAATGTGCGCCATGAATATTTAGGTGAAGATGTTGAACTTATGTAGAGGAAAGCAACCTCTTGCGAGTATTCCTTTTTGAGTTCCATAGTTGTATTAATAGCGTCTATACAGGGCGCACACCATGTGTTCCAAAAATCAATAACAACAGGCCGTCCGTTGAATTTTGTTCTCATAAAAGAGTCCAAGTCAAAGTCATCTTCGGAAAAGTCCAATAAGTAAGCCTGATTTGCCAAATTTAATAGTTCCTTGTTCTTGTTTAATATGATAAGTCCTATATCGTTAGTAAACCCCTCGATTATATTGGCTATTTGAATTTCAGAAAGAGGAACATTATTTACTTCAATCTGCTCAATGTACGACATGCCAGCAAGCAAATCAAGCAAAAGTTTGGTCGGAGATTCGAGCGCGGGAGAAAGTTTTTTTGCAACATTGTCCTCCCATTCATCAATATCCATATCACCGATTTTATCAAAACCGCCATCAGGAAAGCGCAGAAGGGCATAAATGAACGATTTAAGACCCGTATAAGGCAAACGTTTCAGTAAATTCGAGGAGTAATCAATTTCATTTAAGAAGGTATATGCTTCCATGGGAGGCTCGTCTACTGCAATACCATTCATTCTCTCAGCAGCTTTCACATAAGGCAAAATCTCAATCGCTGCAAACCGACATTTAAGGCTGTTCAAAAACCAAGGTTTCGCATATTCAGGAATTTGACGGTTGCCAAATGCATTATTCAACTGTCCCGGAAGAATGGTGCCTAACTGATAATCTCTAACGAGTTCCCATGACTGATATGCAGAATCAGGTACGTAATAGCTCATATCTGATATGAAATTTGCAAAAATATCGCTTAGTGTAGACCATTCATAGATGGTTAGGGAGTCAGAGCTATTACTGTGATAATCAACAATACTTCCGGCAGAATCAAGCGAGATTACAACCTTAGTCGGATTATTCTGATTGACAGCGACCATAGACCCAAATTGAAAATTATCGTTGACAACTTGAAATCCAACAATTTCTATTGGTGTTTCAGTCGGCACGATACCATGAAAAGAGTTACCTTTGGGAGTTAACTTGTGCGATTCCATTTCCATTAAACCCGAAAAAATTGGGCTTGTTTCCACAAAAACTTGTGTATTTGAGAGCAATGAATCATTGCAATTTAAGGTAATACAAATATTAGAATTACCCAAATGTATATTGGGATCGTGTGCTTTCAATGAATAAGCAGCACACAACAGAGATATGATTAAAACGAAATAGAATTTTCGCATATTATTTGGTATATTGGATAAAGATACGAAAGAATTGTGAGATACACAAATAAAACAGGACGAATCAGTATGTAAATCATTGAGAGCTACTCACATAGGTTTTATCCAAAGGGAAATTCATAACATTCCACATATAGGGAGGGAGGGCGTTTCAGTATGAGGGAATTTCTCCGCTCCAATATAGAGGGTATCGAAAGCATCGGTGCCGTCGGTGCGGTGTTCGAGGCGGTCTTCCTCGGTTTCGGCGAGTTTTTCGCCGGCTTTGTCCTTGCGGAATCCGAGGCGTCCGCGGCTCACCCCGGTGGCCTGTATCGCCAGTATCAGGTCGTCGTTGTTCTGACGGTTGAAAAACGGCATAAGCCGCTGTTTACCTGCGAAGCCCTGATTTATGAGCAGGTATTTTTCATCGTGTCGCATCGGATTGCCGAGGTAGACATCTTCGACGCGCCAGCCGTGCCGCTCAAACTCGTGGATAATTACCCATCGAAAATCCTGGTCGTTGACGGCATAGTTGCCTCCCAAAGCGGTGCTGTCGTAGTAGAACACGACGGTCTTGTTTTGGTGTGAGGCATAGTAGGCGCAGAAGTCGGCGACAAGTTCGGGCAGTTTGCGCTCAAACTTCACATAAAAGGATTTTATGATGTTGAGCCGCTTGCCGAAGGGCTGCCCTGCCACAATCCAGTTGATGTTGGCGTTATAATCCAAGCCTATGCAAATAGGCGCGAGAGGGTTCACGTCAGCGTCCGCTTTGCAGGTTATGAGGTTATCGGCGTCCATAACCTTATCATCACATAAGCTTTTGAAAGCCAAGTCAAGGCTTTCAAAGTCGGAGGCGTTATACTTGTGCCGCTCGCGCATGGAGGAATAAAAACCGTCTTTGGCAATTCCGATCCTCTGACAGAGTATAGAGGTTTGGAAAGTCAAAGGGGTAAGGTCGCGCTTCATCTGCTTTATGTAGTTCTCGCCGAGAAGCTGCAAGTTCTCGATACTGGAGTATTCCTTATAATATACGGCCACTAATCGCATCTGATTAAGGGCGCGGTCGAGGCGTCGCAGATGATTGCGCAGATACGAAGGGATTTCGGATTGGGTGTTGCGGAGGGATTTTATGCGAGATTTGATGCGCCAAATCTCGTAGACGGTAGCCTCGATAGCGGCGATAAGGTCGGAGTCCATCTTCTCGCGGTAATGCAGGAACCACGAGCCGCGCTTTGTCTGCGGCATATCCGACAGTATCATAATGCTGTGATTGAAGGAGTGGTGTCCGAAGTGCGATTTGATGCCGCCGTTGGCCGGGAGGGTTTCGTCTTTAAGTTTGTCGTAGTCGATAAACTTAGCTTCGTCGACGAGCAGCCACGACAGGGTGAGCGAGTTGGACGAGCCGGGGCGGTCTTGCGATATAATAATGGCGATGGAGCCGTTGTAAAACGATATGACGTGTTCGTAATCGTGCGGCTCGGTGATAGGCTTGGCAAAGGATTTCGGAGGTCTGCGCCCGACAACATAGTGAACTCCGTTGATGAAGCCCCAGCGTTTCCATGCGGCAAGCAGACCGGGCAATGTATTGGTAAGTCCGTGCTTGAAGGTAGGCACTACAATGCCGCCGGTAGAGCCTGGCATACGCTGCATATTACGCAACACGAAAGGGGCTGCGATGCTGTCGGTCTTGCCCGTGCGCCGTCCGGCGACGATAACGGTAGTGTTCGCGCCGATAAGCTGCGTAAGGCGTTGTGGGCGGTTGAAGTAAACTTTCTTGTCGGGCATTAGAAAAATTTGGTTATATTTGCGTAATGAAGTTATTCCTCTACATATCAGCACTTATAGCGATAATCATAGGAGCTATATATTTCATGCGTTGGTTTGTGGGATTTATCTCACAGAAGGTTAAAAATGCGTGGATGGGAACAATCTGCACTCTTATTGTAGGTGGTGTACTGTTGTTATTAGTGATGATATGTTTATTCGCTGTCAGCATGAGCTTCGGCCCGGTAAAGCCAGATTAGCATAAGCCGGTATTATCAGATTCATTATTTTGTTGCTCGTCTGGGAACAGCACATTTTCTTCGAGGTCTACTTCCTCGAAGTCCACATCATCAATATCTATAGTTTCGGCGCGGTATTTCTCCAGTAGCGCGTCAATCTTCTCCTGAAGATTTGGTATGGGCTTAATGCCGAGTACGGAAGGGCCGTCGGTGGCGGTGAAAGGCTGCGGAAGAAGCTGCTCCCACGGCACGGCCTGTTCGTCTTCGAGGTCGACGCGGTTATACTTGGCATAGGCCGAGGCCGCGCGCTCCATAGTGCGCGTGTCCTTACGTTTCTTCGCCATAGAGTATGTTTCGAGGAACATTTCATTGCTGCGCCAACGGTGCCAGTCGCGGCTCGCCGCCGACAGCGAGGGAAGAAGCTGCTTTATTATGGCGAGGTCGGAGTAAGCGGTGAATTTCGAGAGCCGGTAGCGGTAAAGATGTTCCTCGACAAACTGGCGATCCTTTGCGTCGGGGTTGGCAATGACCCAGGCGTAAAGGTCGCGTATGCGCAGCACCCGAAGCACCATAGACTCTGTATATAGCGCGTCCAGTTCCTCTTTGGCGGCAAAGAGAGAACGGCGGCATACTTCGAGCGTGTCGGGTTGTTTCTTACTCATCGTCTTCCATGTCAAGGAGGTTGTTGGCTGTGTTGACGAGCGCGAGAGGCGAGCCAACCTGTGCGAGCATCATTTCCTGTTGACGCAGTTTCACTTTGGAAATGGCCTTGCCGCGATGATAGCGGCGCGACACTTCGCTGTCGCGGTGAGAAATGGCGTTGCGCAGCACTTCGGGGGCGATGTCGAGTATCACGGCGATGTCGGAAATTTTGAGGTATATGCTCGCATATTTCTCGATGTCGGAAAGCTGCTGTTCGGAGAATATGATGTTATCGGAGTTCATTGGCGGTGTCGAGGCGTTGGTTATAAAGGTCGTTGAGGGGTACGGAGTGGTTCTCGATAATGTCGAGCACCGAGGCATGGAGATTGGCGAAAATCTCCGGCGAGGTCGAGATAAATGCACTCTCGGCACGGTTGCCGCGAGTTAGGTTCTGCGAAGTAACGACGGCTACGGTGTCGCCGCGCCCGGAGCGCACCAACAGGACTTTTGAATGGTTGTCGGCAAGGAAAGTGCGGTCGACAACCTGCACTATGAAGCTCCACAGTTTGACGGTCTTGTTGGTGGCCTTGTGGTCGAGCAATAGATTGAAGCGCGATATGGGGCGTTTCTTTTTGAGGAAGAAAAGGCGGCGCAGAAATTCTTCGGATATGGAGAAGGAGGTCTGCCACACCTCGGCGGTGCCGGTCTGTTCCAGAATCCACTCCAGTATGTCGGCTACCTGCACGGCATTTGAGAGATACGCCTGAAAAGGGGCGTCTTTGAGAGGCCGGAGGATTTCGGAAATAGAGGCCGTGCGTTTCATTGGGGATTATAGCTGTCGTATTTCTGCCAGTTGGAGCGGTATTTCTTATCGAGGTCGATAAGCTCTTTGAGAAATGGGTAACGCTCGCTGTCGGGGCATACGGAGTTTTCGGCCGAGAGGTTGCGTAGGCGCAGATGCACCTCGCGCATACGCCGGAGCAGTGAAAGGTTCTCGACGTATAGAGCCTGTATTTCGGGCGGCAGGGCGTCGTGGTCGGCGCGTTTGCCGCGCGGCGTGTCGGAGGGTGCAGCGGTGTGGAGATTGTTGTCGGAGGCAATAGACGCAGCTTTCGCGTCCATTTCCACAACCTGCGCATGGGTTAGGTCTGCGACACGGAAGTTGTAGTGCTTTTGCAGTTCGGCTTCGAGGCGCGGCATATCGGGCACGGCCAGGAGGTTCTTATACATATTGACGCGCCCGGTCAACTGCAAGAACATCTTGCAGCCGACGGCATAGTCGCGGCTGTCGGGGTTCAAGCGCAGCCACGCGCCGAGTTTTTCGGTAAATTGGTGGTTCATCATATCTTGTTGTTAATCCCGGCGATAAAGACGAGGTTCTTGCCGGTAGGCTGAAAGAGCCGTTTCATTGCAAGCATCGTCTGGCCGGTGGTAACGAAATCATCGAAAACTATAATGTTCTGCTCCGCAGGGCATACATTCATTTCAAAGGTCGCGTTCACCCGCTGTTTGGAGCGGCAGAGCGCGACATCTTCATAAAAAGGTATTGCGAGTTGACGGGCAAGGGCGGCGGCAACGAGCGAGGCGAAGTTGCGCTGACGGTGCCGCCGTTTCGGGGTGGTAATCACCGCCCAGCCTCCGGCGGCGAGGTTATTGCCGAGAACATCGGCGAGAAGCGCGGCGCTGGCCCCGGCAACTTTCGGAATCATAGCATCGTCGGCCTTTATTTCAGAAAGCGTTTTGCCGTAGACGCTCCGTTTCCACACGGCAAGGAAGAAAAGGCCGGTACGGTATGCAAGCATGGGGCGGCTCTGAAAGTCGCACCTTGCGCCATCGTCGTGCGCCCACTGCTGCCGTTTCTTTACGGCAAACAAGTCGAGAGTTGAGGGTCGATAGTTTAGAGAATCAGATAAAACGGCGGCAGACGGCGTTTCGAGTTCGGGTGTCGTTATCCCACGGATAATCTCGCCCATGTCAACCGCGCCGCTACCGTCGTAAGGGGAAGCCATCTATCAGGCGGCCTTTTTGGGGTTGATTATCCCGTCCTCGGTGATAATCTCGCCATCGTAGAAAGGCGCGGGCACCTCGTCGGAGGCCTCGACGTTAATAGTTGTCGAGGTGGTGCCGGAAGCTCCCTGGCCGTTATCCTGGTTCACCGTCGTTTTGGTGAGCCACTTGTCGCAGCCGACAACGCGGTAATTGTCGTTCATATCCTGTACGATAAAAACATTGTCCGAGTTGTTGAGGTAAGCCGCGGCAGCGGAAGCCTCCGCGCCCACGCCGGGGTGTACGGCGACAAGTTTGTTAAGCTGTGTCTGCGATGGAAGCTCGCCCTGCGGCTCGGAGGTAAGCTGCGACTTGTCGGGGAGAATGTCGATGAATTTCCATTTGGCGTCGGCTTTGAGGGTGAAGTCGCCCTTGTATTTGGCCGACGTCGCGCGTATGCCGTTAGCATCGCGTTCAAGGAGCGGCCAGCCCACTATCTCGCTTTTGGCGAGATAGTAGATGCGACGGCGCACACCGGCGTATTCGGGCGTTCCCTGACACCATGCGAGGCTCTTTTGAATGTTCAGGCAAGAAGAAGCAGCGGTAGCCATAGATTAAGCGGATTTGAGTTTAACAACTTTGAGGAAGCGGCGGTCGATGCTTCGGAACTGTGTGCCGAAGAACATAGCTGCGGCGATAGTCATAGCCCACGGTTCCCAGCGTTTGACCTCCATACGGGTGAGGTCCGACATATTGTCGTAGGCGTAAAGCATATTGGAGCCGGGGGTGAGGATATACTTGTCCGTACCTGCGAGGCAGTCGAGGGGCACGATTGTGGTCTTGTTGAAGCTGCCCTCTACAATGGGCTGCTCGTATTTCTTGTTATATGGCACGGAGTTGTGGGTAACAAGGTATGCGTCGTTATAGAAGTCGGCAAACTCCGGGTCGCAGAACAGGAACTTGTGCTGCTTTCGCAGATGAGGGTCGCACGAGCGTTCCACCTCTTTTGCGACATCGACGGCGTTAGTGCCGTCGACAGCCTCGGTAAGCTCGATGAGGTTGTTTTTGGCTACGGAAATGTTGCCGTCCTCCATTTCGCGGTCGAGGATAGTTCCCCAGCCGTCGAACAGGTCGGCAGTCGTGTCGCCGTCGGGGTTGCGCCTGGCGGTGAAAAGAACCTCGTGCAGGTGGTGGCCGAGCGAGCGCATGACGGCGGCGATGACGAGGCGCGCCGAGGGAGCCTGCATCTGTGCGTCGCCGAGAGTGGCGGTGCCTCGCCCTAAAAGGGTCTGAATGATTTCCAGCGGCTCGAAGTCCTCGCGCACGTTGCCGAGGTAGGAAGTAATCTCGCGGTAGCCTGCTTTGGTGGCCGACGCGCTGCGGCGGTCGCGTCGGTAAGGGGCGAACTGCCCCGCGCCCTCGACGGAGGGGAGCTTTGTAGGCGCGGTAACTCCGGGCATACCCTGCATATATTTCAGGGCTTCCTCACAGGCAAAGAGCGGCATGAGGAGAAAGTCGTTCTTCCACTGGATAGCCGCCCTTTCATAGTCGGGGTCGGTGATTTGGATAGAGTGAAGTAAATCGGGCATAATGTACTTGAATTTTGGTTACAGAGGGAGGATTCGCGGCATAGAGCTTACGGCAGTTGGTCGTAGATCTCGCGGGCGCGTCTGACCGATGCGCTGAAAGCGTCCATAGGGGATTCGGGCTTTTCGGGCTGCTGCGAAGTGCTGACGATAGCGGAGGTGGTTTCCGCCGGAGCCTTTTCGAGTTCAGCAACACGGGCTTTGAGGGTGGCGATTTCGGTGTCTTTGGCCTTGATTTCGGCAGCGTTGCCGTTCAGAGCCTTGTCGATTTTGGCAAGCTGCTCCACGGAGAGGCTTGCCGTGGCCTTGTCGCCCGAAAGCTCCAGAGAATCGAGGGCGAGGGCGGCGCACAGTGCCGGGAAGATGATAGTAGACATTTGGGGAGTATTTGATTGGTTATTGATTACGGGCGTGGCGGCGTTGGAGGCCTTGAACATAGAGGCAATGGCCGCGAAGAACCTGCCGAGGCCGCTTTCTCTGTCGGCGACGGGCACATTGGGTATAGGCATACCGGCAGCCGCCATCGCCGAGGCGGTGGAATCGGTGAGTTTGGGGGCGGTGTCCTCCGGCTCGTCGGTTATTTCATCGACAAAACCCCATTCGAGGGCTTCTTTGGCCGAGAGCCAGCCGCCTACTTTCATAAGGTCAAGGAGTGCTTTGGGGTCTTTGCGGCATTTGGCGGCGTACATGGCGGCAACTCCGGCATCGAGTTTGTCAAGGTCGGCTTTCTGCCTTTCGAGGGCAGAAATGAGGTCGGCCATCTGGTCGGCGTTGAGGCTCGACCATTTGAAAAACTCGTTGGAGCATTTATGCACGAGGTACCAAGCGGCGGTATCGATGCTGACGTGCTTTGCACCGAGGGCGGCGATAGTCGCTGCGGAGGCGTTCATGCCGACGAAATGCACCGACACGTCGCCGTGCAACTTGAAGGCGGAGGAAATAGAAAGTGCGGTGGCGAGTGAGCCGCCTGTGCTGTCGATAAGCACGTTAACGGGTTTCCCGGCGTTTTGGGCGAGTATGTAGTCTACATAATCGCGGTCGAAGTCGTAGCCTCCGACGAAGCCTTTCAGATGCAGGTTATATTTGGGCTGTGGCATATCTTAATCGTTGTTTGCCACAAAAGTATATATGTGTTTTCCTCCCGGAAAAGACGCAAAAAAAGCACGGCCAAAGACCGTGCTTGCATATAGTTTAAGATTTTGTTATAAAAGCTCCCTCAATTTTTCAGGGTCGGGTAATGATTTTTGTAATTCGGGAGGTAGCTCGTCTGCAGTTTTATAAGTTGCCACACCCATTGGCGTAAGGATATTTCGGAATGAAAACTGTACTACTTTTTCATCTTTATCTTTACATAAGATAATGCCGATAGACGGATTTTCATCAGGATTCTTCACATATTCATCAAGAGCCGAAAGGTATAGGTTCATCTTACTTGCATACTCGGCCTTATATTCGCCCTTTTTGAGTTCAATGGCAACAAGGCAATGGAGGCCGCGATGAAAGAAAAGCAGGTCAATAAAAAACTCTTTCTCTCCGACCATTACCCGGTACTGGTTTCCCATAAAAGCAAAATCCTGTCCGAAAGCGAGGATAAAGTTCTTGATATTGTGGACTATCTGCTGTTCAAGAATACGCTCGTCAAAAGAATCGGGGTCTTCGATGTTTACGAAATCAAGAAGATATTCGTCCTTAAATGAGTTAAGGGCACGGCTACGCAAATCGGGGTCTGCGATTGTAATAGCAAAGGAAGTGTTTGTAATCTGTTCGCCTTTATAATCTCCGGCTTTAAGTTTGTATCGCAGTTTATCAACCGACCAATATTCGGTAGCGCATTTTCTTATATAGTATAATCTCTCTTGGAGGGATTGAGTCTTTATAAGAATATCGTAGTGATGTGAGAATCCGATGCTTAAAAACAGGTCGGTTTCTTGTGGGGTAAAATCGTCCAATGCTATTGGACGATTTATAATAACGCCCAAATCAGGCTGTTGCATCAAACCGTCCAATGCCGTTGGACGATTTGAAATATATTTTCACCAGCCCTCATAAAATGTACGCATACGTTTTATGCCGGATTCGGAAAAGCCTCTGATTCCCGGCAACTCTTTTTGAAGAAGTTGGGATATTTGCGCAATCGCACCGCTTCCCCATTTTGCGTTACGACTGTGAACAGAGATATACTCGCCCACATTATAATACAAAGATAGCTGCTCGCGGTTTGCGAGTTTTGCGGCATTATATCTGCTGACAAGCACGGCATTCTTGATAGCTTTAACAGCTTCAAGAATTTCACTATAATTTGATTGGGCGAGATTCATTTCCATTGTAATTACAAAATTACGAATAAATTATGGGATAGACAAGTGAAAATCACGGGCCGGCTTTCGCCGACCCGCCGAGGGAGAGGCTTACGTCTTACCAATGGCGGAACACATAACCGTTATCCATATAGTAGTCGTACATGAACAATTCGCGGCCATAGGCGGCATAGTCGAAATAGTTTGCGAGATTGCCCATCATGCGGTCGAGGTCGTAGCACTCGTCAACGATATGCCGGGCAAAGGCTTCCTCGTCCTCCCACTCGCCGCAGTAGCAGTCCTCGAAGTGGTCGAGGCTCTCGCCACCCCACTCCACGAAAGCGTCCACGGCCTCCTTGTCGTGGATTTCCGACAGCCGGATATATTCGGCGATTTTATCCCATGTTTCCTGCCCCATGCAGCTTTCGCAGTACCACTCACGGGGGAATTTCTCGTAGTCCTGGAACATCAGCTCTGGGTCGTTTTCGTCGGCGTGGCAAGCCTGGCAGAAGTTGATGAAGTCCTCGTAGCTGTCGAAGGTGGAGAGGTCAACCCACAGGCCGGAGAGGTCGCCGCCGTTGTATTTGGCGTATGTTCCGCAGTAGAGCGACGGATTTTCGTCGCGGTAGTCGGCCTCGTGTTCGGTGATGGCCTCGCGCAGCGATTCGGGCGTGTAGTCGAGTTCTTCGAGGCGGTCGATGATAACCTGACGGAGAGGGAGGCTGGCGTTAAGAATTTCTTTCATGTCTGTATGAATTGAGGGTTTGAATGAATGATTTCGTGTAAAAGCTCTTTCTTTTACGCTGCCCTCAAAGTTGCTCCCGGCGGTGTTCCAAGACAAGGCTCTGAAAGAAAATACGCTCTGCAAGAGGAAGATTTTCAGGAAGATGCAGTTTAGCCTTGTCACGCCGCAGGGAGCTATTAACTTTGCGGGGTAAAAGGAAGGGCGCGAAATCAATCATGCCCTCGATTCACAATGAAAGAAAATCAGCCAGCCGGGAGTGTCGGGTAATCGACAGCCGCGACACATATAACAGATAGCCCGAACCCAACGGGGGCATCACCGACACCGCCAACGGCCATACTTACAACCGCACATACGCCATACAACGGCGGCAACGGAGGCGTTGAAATCTCCACCTGTTACCACGGCAAAACATCAACTCCGCGAGGCTTGCCCTGCCGACAACGATTTATGTTCCATACGGAGAGAACTTACCACAGCCAAACAGCGAAAGCCAAAGGAGGAAGGAACAGTGCCATATATAAAAAGGAAAGTCCGCCACAAGGCAGACCGTCCGAATAATAATAATGAGTGGGAGAAGCGTGAGCCTGACGTCCACGGCTGCAACTGCGGAGCACAGTGCGAGGAAGCCCTGCATATAGTCGCAAGCTACGGCCACGCAGGGCAATGAGTGGCTTCGGATATGCCGCCAATGACCGCATTATCCTATCAACGGCCACATAAGGGTAACAGCCATGTGTTCCAATCCTGAAAACGCAAGCCTTCCTCGGTGGGTCGGCGAAAGCCAGCCCATTCAGAACACGCATGGCAAAAGCGAGCGTTGCCCCACCGCCTTAACCTCAATCTCCCACACGGCAGGGTCGCCACCGGGAAGCCCCGTCTTCCTTGTGAGCGACACTTTGGGAAATGGCGGCTCGGCTGCGCCTATCAGCCAAGACCTGCCGCTTACGTCGGTAATGACAAACCCCATCTGAATATCGATACGCAGAAATTTAGATGTGCGAAATTTCAATGTAGCTGTTTCTACGGGCGCGCCGTGGCTGCACTCGCTGACCGCCTCGGCAGTAGCGTTTACAAACGGCACTGCCTCCACATCGGTATGGGCGGCCACGGTAAGCCCGGCCATAGCCATTTCACGCAGGTTGGGCTGTAATTTCTCACAGTCGACAACCCCGACAAACCGTATGCCGGGAAGCGACAGTTTCGGCACGAGCGGCGATTTCATACCTTTATCGTCTGCGTTATCTTCAGCTCGCCGGAATAGCCACGGGCTTTAAGCTCGTCGATAAGCTGCCGGGGCGTGAAGTTGGCGAGTTCGGGATTTGTGAACACTCTCTTTAATTTCTTTCGTGAGTGGTGGTACTCGCGTTTCGCGGCGTTCACACACTCCTTGCATCGGTAACTCAGGCCGTCGGGAGCCGATGCCATTCTCCCGAAGCTCTCCAGCGGTAACTCACGGTTACAGCCGGAGCAGATTTTGGTTGTTTCAGACATAATAATTACAGATATTGTTGATATAACGATTATTACCTATATTTTGCGCGGTATAAAACCGCGCTGAACTCGGTGCGATTTTTATTCAGTTTTCGTTGTTTTTTCCTTTGTCGCGATGTCGCTTGACATAGATTTTCTTTCTAACCCGGTCGAGGCGTTTCTTGACCGAGTTGTAGTTTGTATCATTGAACTCTATGCCGTGCATCGCCATCCATGCCTCCAGCATATAGTCAATGCGCGAGCCTTTGATGTATGTTTTCAAATAATAGTCGTGCAGTTCGAGGTCGAACAGGTCGCGGAGCGTTTCGACGAGGGCGTTAATGCCCTGCGGCGACACATAATTGAACTGGCGCGGGTCTTTGGCCGGGAAGGAAGGTATAGCCACAGCCACGCAGCCCTGTGGCGCGGGCCGGGGCACATAGTCCGACGGCGGCACGTCGAGCAGTGCCTTAAGACGTTTGGATTCCACGCTGCCGCGCACGAGGCGCACGGTGTACTGCGAGCCGCCGTGCCTGTGGCGGAACCACTGCGCCATAAATGCTTCGAGAGGGAGGTAGATAAGAAAGTCGTTCATATCCGGGTGTTTTAGGTTTATATTTTTATTGTCAATTCAATGGAAATAAGAGGTGTAACCGCCGGAACCGCGCAACCGCCCGGAAGCGGTAAAGGCAAACCCCACGAAGCCATACATTTAAGATATTTTTCTTTCTTTTCAAAAAGAGAAAAATAAGGTAAATCGGTTGTCGGCGGTTGCAAAACCGGCAAACGGTGGCTTGCGGTGGCTGTGCGGTTATCAAATATTGCAGACATTAAAGTGTTGATTTATACCGCGGTGGCGGCGGTGGCTGTGGTAACTGTCGGATTTCATAAGATTTGCCGAAAAAATCAAAAAGGAAGTCTTGATTGGCCGGTGCCGCTCGTGGGTGGCTTACTGATTTGATTTTCATGCTCTTGCTGTTCTTCCTCCGTCATAGCCGAGGTGTCGGCTGTGAGATAGAGGTGATAAAGCTGCTGCACCTGGTCGTAATCGAAAGCCAGTGCCGTGTCGACATCGTAAAGCTGCCGTCCGGTGCCGCCTTCTCCAAACTCCTTTACAGGCTGTCCGTACTGGTTCATCTTATAGAACTTGCGCTTGACAATGCCGAGGCATGGCGCGGAGCGTTCAAGATACTTGCGCATATCGTCTTCGGAGAGTATAAGCTGTTTTGTCGAGCGCGCCTTGTCGGTCTGATAATGCTGAATAATGCGGCGGTCGCGTATTATGAGTATATTCTTCGGCTCTGAAAACTCTCTTGTCGCGGAAGTGCCGTGAAGCCTCAGGCTCGACACATTGCGGTTAATGCGATAGTCGCCCTCCTGGTATAGCCGTCCTTCCTGGTAAAGCACATGAACAAAGTTCCAGAAAGAGGCCACTTCGTCGGAGCGTTCTGTAATCGAGTGCTGTTCCAGCAGCATATCGACGTAGATTTCAAGAAGATTCTCGTAAGAGAAAGGCACGGGTAGGATTTTTTCAAGCGTCCTCAATGAGGCGAGCACCACAACCCAATTCATATACATACGGTCTGACACGGTTTTGCCGTTCCGGGCGATACGGTTCACCACCTCTGTACGGGTAAGTGCGCAGAAATGGGGAAAATCCTCCACGAAGCGGTCGCGGTGTCTTATAACCTCCATAGTAAGGTGGCACACTCCGCGGCGGTTCAGCTCCATAAGCTCGGCGAAGCGTTGCCGTTCCTCCAGTGTGTATGAGGTCTTGTTGACGGTTATGTGCAGGATACGGGTGAACAGGGCCGGGTCGATAGTCGGCATTTCCTGACCCGACAGGATAACGCCGCAGTTCACGTTGACACGTTCCACATCGCCGTCTTTCATCTTGCCGCGTCCTATGCCGTCCCACATTGATTTCAGCAGTTCCACCTTTCTCCACTCGATAGAGTTCTTGTATTCATCGAAATGCACAAGGCAGTTGGCGGTTTGTTCCAAAGCCTTGTTAATGGCCGGGTATGTTTCGCCCTCGTAATTTATCGGCTTGTTCGAACTTGTAAAGAAGCCTTTCATCGCCTTGCCAAGCTGTGATTTGCCCGATTGCGGCTTGCCGAAAATATTAAAAATCGGGAAAAACTCGAACTGTTCAAAAATGAAGTCACGGAAAAGCGTGGCGAAAATGAAAGCTATCGCCACTTTGCCGTTGTCGCCGAACACGTCGACAAACAGTTTCAGATACTCGGCCATCGACACGTCGGCCTTGTGGGTATAGGTAAAAGATTTCTCGAAAGCGAAGCGCAGCCGGTTGTCGCGGTACATCACCGAGAAAGCCGGGAGATAGAAAATGCCGTAACCCCGGAGGCTCACCATTCCTATTTCATCGACGCGGATAAAACGGTCTGTATGAATGCCGTCGCCGTAAGCGAAGAATCCCTCCGGCTGCCAGCCGAGTGTGCGGATACGTTTGGCCGATTCGCTCTTTCTGAAGATGTATTCCTCGACGCGCATAAGGTCGTCGATTTTGCCGAGCCACACATAACGTCCGGCAATGTTTATCTTCTTTCTAAATAGAGCGAGATTCACGAGGTCGTCCGGCTCCAGAGGTATTATGGCGTCGTGGCCCAAGTCGTTGACAATTTTGTAAAGCCTCGTCATCGAGCCTTCATCGGGAATATCGTACATAGGCATCAGAATGAAGTTTGAAAGTCGTATGACCTCGCTCTGTTTGCCATAGGTGCAGTAGCAGTTGTTGGCTATAAAGAACCCGTAGCGGCTGAACAGGTCACGCTCGTTCTCGCTCTCCGCGCCCTCCTTGCCCGATTCATTGCGCTTGCGCATCTGCGCCGAGTTAAAGGCCAGTTTCCAGGCGGTGCGCTCCTTGTATTTCTTAATAAGTTGTTCAAGATACATGGAGGCGAGTGTGGCGTCCTCTATGGCTGCGAGCATGGCGCACAAGTCCTTGATAACCTCCGTGCGTCCTAACTGCGTCGTGGGGGCGAGAAATGCTTTCTCGGCATACCACAGCACAAAATCCTGTTCTTCGAGCGAAGAAAGGATAGCCGGAGTGGTGCAATAGCTGTCGGGGTCGCTCTTTTCAGCTCCGTTGTCAAGCGGAATCTCGCGTACCACAACGCGGAATCCGCGGTCTACGGCCTCGCGTCCGTTCTTCATCACGGCCTTTGTCCCCGGCGAATAAATCTCGCCCTCTTTGGGTATATCGCTGTCGGGTATAAAACAAAGAGTGTCGGAAATACCTTTAATGGCCTCGAACTGCGCGGCGGTCCACTCCGTGCCGAGGGCGGCCACTGCGTTGTCGCTCCCGACAGACTGGAGGCGCAGCACGTCGGGAGCGCCCTCCACTGGGGATTTTTTCATAACTGACTGGCTGCGAAATCGTAATACGCTTGAATACATAGGTATATGGGAGAAAGTGTATAATCCTATTTATCTGCCTATGTAAGAGAGGGGGTAAGAAATGACGAAGACTGATAAGAGATTTTGGATATTGCTCATCCCTATAATTATAATATCCTGTAATAGTAACCCTAAGGAAGCAGATACAAAATCTGCAAATGACTTTCAGAGAGTCGATAACTTTATGCTGCTAAAGGCAGTGAACCAATCAGTTGATGATGTCACAGATGAGATAACGGTTGATACGATCATCAACGAATGGCATATACGATTCAAGCAGCTTCCCAATGAAAGAGTGATTAGCAGACATTTTGATTATGCCGATAACTCGTTGTTTGTAGATTTAGAGAGTGTTTGAATTTAAACCAAATTAAACATTATAAGCATAACAAACCCTCAATCAGAGTGTTTGTAG